ATTGTGCTTGGGTTGTTTGGATCTCTTCCTGGTCCCGCAGATGCTGAATCAGTTCCACCAACGATTGATGGTAAAGTAATCGCAGTAGGTGTTCCAGTTGGGTCCATAGTACAGATTCTGCCAGCGTGATCTGCTACAGTTAAATTAGTAGCTAAAGTCAACGCAACAGTTGATCCTGGTCCTATTGATTGAAAACCGTTACGTGATCGTACCGGTCCATCAAATGTAGTATTTGCCATAGTATTATCCTCCTAATTACGTTCATGTAGTCTTTAGGCCGTCGACTATACTCGTCTACACGAACTTATTTGTATAGTGATTAATTTATATACTAGATTTTAGTAGAGTG